CGCCATCGAGTTCGGAACGACTATCCCATCGGGAGCCAACTACACGCTTCGTGGTTGTGACTTCGGCACCGGCTTCTCGGGAACAGAGGGCGGCACCACGGGTGACGAGACGTTCCACTTCAAGGACACAACGGGAACCATCACACTGAACCTCGTGAGCTGCACGGGCAACGCCGGGTACAGGACAGAGGGTGTTGCGGTAACGATCATCACCGACCCGGTGACAACGGCGATCACCGTCACCGACACGGCGAGCCCGCCCGTCGCCATCTCTGGCGCTCGCGTGTTCATCGAGACATCCAACGCAACGGGACCGCTGCCGTACCAAGAGTCCGTCTCTATCACCCAGACAACGGGCACGGCTACGGTCGCGCACACCGGGCACGGCCTGTCCACTGATCACTACGTGGTGATACGTGGCGCGGCGCCGAACGAGTACAACAAGGTGGCGCAGATCACTCGGGTCGACGACGACGAGTACACCTACTCGGTTGACTCCGGCGCATCGAGCCCGGCAACAGGCTCGCCCGTATCCTCTGCGGTCATCATCTCAGCACTCAGTACCGGCGCGGGGCTTGTCTCCGACACTCGAACCTTCAGCAGCAGCCAACCGTTCAAGGGCTGGGCGCGCAAAAGCTCGGGCTCTCCGTATTACCAAAACGGAGCTATCACTGGCACAATCAGCAGCACCGACGGCTTCACTGCATCCATCGCACTCCTATCGGACGAGTAGCCAATGACCGTTACCATCGACGAAGCAACGAAGGTCATTACGGTGGAGCAGTCCGATCTAACGTTCGTCACCGGGACGCTGTACGAGCTGGACACCAACGTCTATCGCTTGGCGGTGGGCGCACTGTTGGCGAGCGAGCGTTACATGTGGATGGACCCAGCGTTCAAGCACAACGGCGAGGTCAGTGTCGCCGGGACAACCTTCGCTCGCATCATCGAGCAGACCAACGGGTACATCCTCACGTTCGAGAACCTGACTTACAGCGTCCGTCTCGCGGGCTCGAACAACAATCTGTTCGACGTGGAGAACGGAATACTCACCCAGAACCTCGTGCAAGTGATCGCGCAGAACAGTGCTGGGCTCGTTGCGGTCAGCGGCGCAGGGGACACAGCGTCCATCGCTTCGGCGGTCTGGAACAAGGCTCAGTCCGCGCACACCACGCCCGGAACCTTCGGCAAGTATCTCGACAGCGAGGTCAGCGCCGCTGGCGGTGCCAGCCCTGCGCTGCCCTACTTCGGAGCGGTTTGGATCGACACGGCAAACGGCACAGCGGGAACGACCGTTGGCACCGACGGCACCGCAGACAGCCCCGTGGACACTCTCGCGGACGCAGTCACGCTCGCGGCGGCGATCGGGCTCCGGCGCTATCATGTGAAGGGTTCTATTACGCTTACGACACCGCACGTTGACTGGGAGTTCTTCGGGGCGGGCACAACGTCTTCCTTTGTCGATCTAGGTTCCCAGGATGTCGCCAGGTCGTTCTTCAAGGAACTACAGACGTCGGGAACCCAGGGCGGCGCGGGCGACGGCGCCTCGTGGATCGACTGTATTCTGATGCGGCCACTCGGCTTTCACGGAGAGGCGCTTCATTGCTCCGTCGATAAGCCAGGCGCGTCAGGTTTCACGCTTCGAGCGGGCGGCGTCGCCAAGCTCAACGGCGTTCGCTGTATGCAGAATATCGACTGCGATGTGAACGGCGGCATAATCCAGTGGTCCGGTGTTACCGGATGGGTTCGCTTCAGCAACATTACAACCGGCACAACTCACGCGATCGTTTCTGAGGGCGGCGTGATCGGGTTTAACGCCACTTGCACTGGCGGGCTCGTCTCGATCGGAGGCGTTGGAACGGTGAACGACTTCAGTGTCGGAATGACGATTCTCGACCTGGGCGTTCTCAACCCGGTCGCCATCGACACGGAGTTGACATCACAACACGGCGCGGGCGATTGGGGCGGCGGCTCCAGCTTCACGGTGCAGGAGTTGGTCGACGGGGTATGGGACGAAGATCAATCCGCGCACGTTGGTGCCGGCAGCTTTGGCGAGAACCTAGACGTGCCAGTCAGCACGGTTGGAGGCGGGGGCGGCGGGGCTACGGTTGCCGACATCTGGAACGCTGTCGCAGCGGTGTACGATGACGAAGATACGATGGGCTGGATGCTCAACAACACGGCCAAGAAGCCGGTCAGCGGCGACCAGCCCGTATACGAAGGATCTTGGATGGCAATCGAACTAGTGGACGTCGATCAGATCGTGACTGAGGACGATCTCAACACCTGGCTCGGCGGGCACGTGCGCGAGCGCCTTGGTCTGAGCGACTGGACCGGCAGCAGTAAGCACGCCCGGCAGTACGCGCTCAATCGTTCGCTGGAGTCGCTGCGCCGCCGCAATCCGCCTCTTCAGTTCAGCGACCTGACGTACCCGCAAGAGTTATCAGACGCAATCAAGTACGGCGCAGCCGAGCATCTGTACCAGCTTGCGATGACCGGCGAGGGCGACGTGCACGACGCGCAACGAAAGATCTGGGAGCACAAGTTCGACGCGGAAATGAACGGACTCATGGTCACGGTCGCCGGCGGCGAGGATGTGCCGGCTGGCTCGGTATCGGCGGAGCGGCGATGAGTCTCGACAAGATCATCGACCTGCAAACGCAGGCGCTTGGACTGCTGACGAGCGAGACGGTCAACGCAGAGCTGGAGCCCATCCTTTCGCAGAATGCGATCGCACATACTTTCGGTGCGCCGCTTCCGCTTCCGATGATGGGGCAGAGCATCCTTCCATGCCTGTCGGTATACCGGCAGCGTGACCTCGACCAAGACAAGGGCGACTTCATCTACCAGGACTTGACCACCTGGCACTTTGACTACTACACGCCGGCGACTCCGTTGAATCGGATCGACCGACGCTGGCCGCTGCTCCGCAGAGTTTGGAATATCATTCTCGGCGTGGTTCGAGTCGGCCGCTCTCCGTCGAGCCTCGAAGAGCGCCCGCTGCCGGAGCTTCAGAACGTTCTGCGATACGTGCTCGGGAGTGGCAGAGTGGAGTACGGCGCTGCGTCGTTGAACCAGGCCGTTTACCCTTCGTTCCGTGGACAGATCACGTTTGAAGTAGACTCGCGTTCGCCGCAGTCGTTCTACGACTCGATGGACAAGTGCGCGAGGCTTCCCGCGTTCGAGACGCTGGCAGTGGATTGGAACTTAGTGCCGCAGTACAACTCCGAGATCGAAGCCCGAAGCTGGATCTCGCTCGATCAAATCTAACAAGGACCCACATGACCACTAAGCTCGTCAAGCCCGAGCAGGGCATCGTTGTGCTCGATCCCGCATCGTTGCGCCGTGTGCCCGAGGACGGCGCGATCGTTCCCTGGAACTCGTACTGGCAGCGCCGAGTACGCGAAGGAAGCCTAACAGTTGTGGAGCCGCCGGCTCCTAAGAAGAAGGCTCGCAAGAGCAAAACAGAATCGACGGAGGACACTGAGCAATGACAATCTCATTCAACGACATCCCGTCTGACATCCTCACTCCGGGGCACTTCGTCGAGATTGATCCGACCGGTGCCATCGAGGGAACGGGTGCCAGGCCGCACAAAGCGCTAATCATCGGCTACCGATACAACGGCGGAAGCGCAAGCGACTCGTCTGGAATCACGTTCCCGACAGGTACGGTTGCGGAGAACATCCCGACTCGCGTTACGAGCGAAAGCGATGCGCAGGGTTTCGCGGGGCGAGGGTCGCAAGGCGCGATCATGGCCGCTGCGTGGCTCAACGTGAACGAGCGGACCGATACCTATCTGATGGGCATCGACGACCCGACGGGCACCAACGCGACGGGGACGATCACGTTCACCGCCTCAACTCCGTCCGCCGGAGTCCAAAACTGCTACGTGGCCGGCACTCGATATCAAGTCTCGGTAAACACCAGCAGCACCGCGACCACGCTCGGCGACTCGCTCGAATCGCTGGTCAACGCGGACCTCGATACTCCGGCAACCGCAGTTAATGCGGCAGGGACCGTCACATTCACCGCTACCCACCCAGGGCCGGAAGGCAATGACATCGACCTTCGTGTCAACTATCGGGACACGGACTCGACCCCGGCAGGAGTGACCGCTGTGGCGGTGGCAATGTCGAGCGGCGCAACTAGCGTTGACTTGAGCACGGCGATCGCGGCTCTCGGCGGAACACAGTACGACACGATCGTTTGCGGGATGCGAGATGCGGCAAACGTAACGCTCCTCGAAGCAGAGCTTTTGGACCGATGGGGTCCGATGGTTAACTTGGACGGCCACTTGTTCGTCGGCATCTCGGACACACAGGGCAACACCACGACCTACACGACCGCTCCGGCCCGCAATAGCGAGCAGACCACCGTTTGCTGCGCCCAGGAGAGCCCCACAGCCCCGTGGGTTGTAGCGGCCAACGTCGGGGGGCTAGACGCCGCGGCGACGACTGACGACCCAGCTAGGCCCCGCACCACGCTCCGCTGCAAGGACGTGCTGGCGCCCGAGGCCGGCGACCTGTGGACCCAGACCGAGCGCAACGTCGTTCTGCAATCCGGCGGCGCTACGCTCAAGACCGATGGCGGCGGCAACGTTATCATCGAGCGGCTGACCACGACGTACCAGAAGAACGCCCAGGGCGCTCCCGACCCGACGTGGCTCGATCTGACCACCAAGCGCACCGTCTCTTACCTGCGTTGGAATTGGGACACGAGGATCACGCTGAAGTTCCCGCGGCACAAGCTCGCGAGCGACGGCACCAACTTTGACGCAGGACAGGCGGTGGTGACGCCATCGACCATTCGCGCCGAAGCGATCGCTTGGTTCTCCGAGATGGAGAACGCCGGGCTCGTCGAGGACTTGGACCAGTTCCGCACCGACCTAATCGTCGAGCGCAACTCCACGGACTTCAATCGCATCGACGCGATCTTGAGGCCCAACGCGATAAACAAGTTCGTCGTTTCGGCGACACGGCTTCAGTTCAGGCTGTAGGAAGGACAAGTAGATGCCACAGGCCACAGGCAGAGTCACAATCAAGATCGACGGCGACATCATCCGCAGCAGAGCGGGGGCTTCGTTGCAGACGGGCGGCATCATACGGACGCCGATCACCACAGACCAAGGCAAGGTGTACTACACCGAGGACACCCAGCCGTCCGAGGTTACCGCGACGGTCGTCCATACCCAGGACACTGACGTCGTGGGGCTCCGCTCCAAAAGGGACGTGACAGTCTCCTTCGAGACTGATACAGGAGCCGGGTGGGCTATCGCGAACGCGTTTGTAACGGAAGTTGGGGAGGTCAGTGCCGGGGAGTTCTCGGTAACGCTGGCCGGTCCTCCGGCGAACCGCACGCTGTAGGCCGAGGGTAACGGGAAGTGCGATTCGATGACACGGCGGTCCAGGGCATTGTCCAGGCCCGTCGTGCCATCGGGCGCTCTGCGTTTCCCGGCAAGGCCGATGTAGAGATCGGCGTCCAACTTCTCTCAGAGCGCGACATCGACCTTGCTCGCTTTGAAGCGCAGATGTACCTGGACCGACAGGCAAAGAAGGTGCAACTCAGCCTCATCGAGTTCGTGCAGGTCGACCCGGAGTCATTGGACCGAGAGCATCAGCGCCAGGTTATCCAGCGGGCGTTCGTGGACATCGACTCCGATGCCGCGCTCCCGCCCGAGAAGCGGCCGACGTTCTTCCGCAACATCGAAGAAGTCCGTTCGCTCGACTCGGTTCTCACGCAGCAGTTGTGGGAGATCTACGTAGACTGGCAAGACACCGTGAACCCCCGCCTCACCATGAGCGAGGAGGAGGTGAGCGCGCTGATCGCATCTCTAAAAGACGAGCAGATGAGCAGGCTCATCTTGGCACCTTTAGAGCGCGAAACGCTTCAGAGCTTAGTGCGTTCTTTGGGTGCCCGGCTGCTGACCTAACGCTCTGGCAAATCATATACTTCGCCCAGATGATGGCCGAGAAAGAATGAACGATGGCTGATGTACCGTTGAAGGTTGTCATCACTGCCGACAGCGCCGCCATCAAGAAGGCGCTCAAGGGAGTGCAGAAGGAGGTGGCGAAGGGCGAGAAGGCCGCGCAAAAGGCACTCAAGAAAACGGACCAGATGCGGTCGCGTTCGATGCAGCGTCAGAAGATGGACGCGAAACAGCTGGGCAGCACACTGAGCCGCGTCAGCAGTAAGACGCAGCGCGAACTCACGAAGAGCATCCACACGGGCGTGAAGAACGGCGTCAAGAAAGCGAGGGCGTTCCTGAAGTCCAACCGGGGAAACCTGGCAGGCATGATGGGCCTTGGCGCTGCCGGCGCACTTGCGGGCGCGCACATGCTCCGAAGCGCACGCGGGTTCTCACGGACCCCGTTGCCGGAGGCGAGCTTCGAGACTGCCGAGAAGATGAAGCAGCAACTGTTCTTCCTTGGCGAAGAGACGGGCAAGTCCCGGGTCGCGATGGAGAACATCGAGAAGCGAATGATGGAGGTGTCCCGCAAGTACGCTATCGATCCCGCTGTCGTTGTCGGCGCCGGTCTTGAGGTTCAACAGCGCCTTTCGGCAAAGGGCTTCGAGGACTTTATGAACAACCTCGATGTGTACGGCGAAGCGATGGCTGGTCGCGGCGCAGAGCTTGACGTGGTGGCAGTTGCGGCCGGCGAGTTTGGACGACAGTTCAAGGTTGCGGGCGAGGACTTCCCGAAGCTCGTTGGGTTCCTCGTCGAGGCGGTCACCGAGGGCTCTGTTGAGATCAATTCGCTCTCCAAAGAGGGCGTCGAAGCGATGGCGGCATTGGCCGCCAACTTCCGCCGGAGCGGCGACGATGCGGCTAAGGAGATGGTCGCCATCTTCGAGGCTGTCGGCGAACAGGTTCCCGACCCATCGGTTGTCAAGACATCCGTTCAGCAGTACGCGATGATGCTCATGGACCCGAAGTTCCGCAAGAGGCTTCGCGACTCGGGGTCGAAAACTCGTGTCGTCGAAAACGGAGAAGTCCGAAACGCCTACGACATCGCGAGGGACTTTGCGACCGACCCCTTGTTCCAGGGCGACGCGGGGATTCAGCGGTTCAACCAGGTGTTCAACGACAAGCGATCTCGCAAAGCAATCAACGCCATGATCGCCGATGTGCGCGAGGAGTTAGAAGGCGGCCAGCCATCAGTCCTTCGGACCATCCAGGAAATGGGCGGCGAAGAAGGGCTGAAGGACATCAACGCCGCGTTCGGCAGGCGCCAACAAGAGCCAGAGTTCATGCTCCGCAAGCAACGGGTTGACGCGATCGTGAATGTCTTTGATCAGTTCGATGGCATCGCAGAGGTAGCGTACAAAACATCGGGCGCGCTCGATGAGCTGCGGTCGCGGTTTGTGATTCTCGACAAGGTGCTACAGGGCGTCGGCGTAGCGGCTGCCGGGCTTCTCGGCTTCGGCGCTCTATCGAGCGTGGTGGCCGGCACTGGCGCTGGCGGCATCCTGGCAGCGACCCCCGGCGCCACGCTTGTCGGCAAGGGCCTGCTTGGTGTAGCAGGTGGCGCCGGGGTCACGGCCGCCTTAGCTGCGCCGCATGCCGTCGGCGAAGTGGGAGCCCAGGCTGGTAGGGCGCTCGGCGAAACGCTGGCCAGGAATAGGATGGAACGCACAGTCAAAAACCTAGACGAAACTACGCGGCGACTGAACTCTGCCTCTGGCAATCTTGACCGTTCGACAGCAGCAAACAGCACCGGCAGACAAGAAGGTGGACCGTGACTTGGCGCGAGCGACAGAGCTACTTCCCCGAAGTCGATACGAGTCGCGGGCCGCAGCTCACGCTGTCCGAAGGATACGAGCGTGCGCAGTTCAAGGACGCGCCGTTCTGGGTCGAGTCGTACAGTCTCGATTCCGGTCGGCGTCAGTCGGTACAGAAGTTTCCCGGCGACCAGTACACGAACGTTCAAGACCTGGGGCAAGACAGCGCAACGCTTTCGATCAACGCGTTCCTGATTGGCGAGAACTACGACAGCGAACTTCTTTGGCTTGAAGGCCGGTTACTTGAAGGCGGTCCGGGCGAGCTGCATCTTCCGTGGCGCGAACCGTTATGGGTGACGGTCGTTAGTCGCATTCGCACTGACGAAACTAAAGGCGCTCGCGGACACGCAACCGTTTCATTCGACTGCATCGAGACGACTCCTCCGCCGGACACGGTTGGCGCGGACTCCGCTTCTCGAATGGTCGAGGCGGCCGAGGAGGCGCGCACGGTAACGCAGGAGCGGTTCAGCGATCGCTTCACTACGCACGGCAAGCCGGAGTCGTTTCGCGCTCGTGTACGGACGACGATGAACGAGGCGTCCGAGCGGATCGTGCAGATACAGGGCAAGGTCGACGGGTTCATTTCAGAGATCAGTCGAGGCGCCAACACGGTCACGAGACTCCAAGGCACCGTCAACGACTTGATCAATTCACCGCTCGACTTGTCCGACGAGATCGTGAACGCGGTGCTGACCGCTTACTCCGCGCTCCGCAGCACGAGCGCGACCGCGCAGAACGTGATCGAAACCTGGGGCAAGGGCGGGCCAGTTCGCATCCTCGCGGACAATACGTTTCGCTTCAATGACGAGTACGAGCCCGTCACCGTCTCCACGAATACTGACGACGGTATCGCAGAGCAGCAAAACTTGATCGAGTTCAACCGGCTGAACCGTCTCGCGATGTTTTATGAAATGGCGGAACTGCTCGCCGAGCTACCGTTCGAGAGCCGGGACCAAGCCATTTCGTTGCAGTCCGAATACGTCGAAGAGATCGACGGGCTGCTGCTCGAAGCGACCCCGCACGAAGCGGAAGCGATCGCGAAACTAAACGAGGCCACCGTTTCATTCCTCGATGAAGTGGCCGCGATACTCCCGCGCATCGGCTCGTTCACCCCGTCGGTCACGATGCCGGCGCTACTCGCTTCGCATATCATCTACGGAGACGCACGCGGAGAGGCGGATATCGTTCTGCGAAACTCCTCCATTCACCCAGGCTTCCTCGAAGGCGGCGTGGCGCTCGAAGTGATCGATGCCTGATGAGAGGCCGGACTTCGAGCTGTTCATCGGCTCGACCAAGCTGGAGTCGTTCACCAATGGCTGGGTGCGGCGTGAACTCGACACGCTAGCCGATAGCTTCGAGTTCCAGTACGCCGACCTCCGTCTTGCGCCAGGCGACCCTTTGCCTGTTCGCGCCGGGAACGAGTGCACGATCAAGCTCCGCGGCAACACGCTACTGACCGGCTACGTAGATGACACTTCGATCCAGTACGATGCCGAGTCGCTATCGCTCACAGTGCGCGGGCGGAGCAAGACCGGGGACCTGGTAGACAGTTCGATCATTCGCAAAGGCGGTCGATGGAATAACGTTACGCTGGAGCGCATCGCGTCCGACATCTGCGAGCCGTTCGGCGTCCAGGTAACGGTCGATCACCTCGAAGGCATCGACGAAGTGTTTAAGCGCTTCGCGGTCGAGCCGGGCGAGTCGTGCATTGACGCGATTCAACGCGCCGCTCGGCTTCGTTCCGCCTGGGCGACGTGTACGGTAGACGGCGGGCTTCATATCACGCGAGCCGCAACGGGGCGCAGGGTGCCGGTCGCGCTGGAGTACGGCAAGAACATCATCTCGGGCGAGCGCTTTGACTCTTGGGCGCAGCGTCACAGCACGTACTATCTCAAGGGCCAGGTTCCATCGGACGACGAGATGAACGGGCGGGCAGCATCGCAGGTCGCAGATAACATCGTTGATGGAGCGATCGACCGATACCGGCCGCTGCTGCTCGTGAGCACTGGACACGACCGCAAGGGCGACCTGAAGCGTCGTGCGCAATGGGAGCGCAACCGCCGCGCCGGTACCGGGGACCGCTATCTGTATCGCGTGGACGGCTACGGCTACGACTCGAAGGAGTACGTCGGCCAGTTCAAACAACACCGCCGCGACTCGTACCGGCTTTGGCAACCGAACATGGAAGTCAAGGTGGAGGATCCCCGGCTCGAAGCAACCGGCTGGTTCTTGGTCGCTGCTGTGAGCTATCGCTGGCAAGCGGAGGGTGACGACGGCGGACGGACGACCGACTTGACGGTCACGCGCAAAGAGGCGTTCTCGTTGCAAGAGTATCCGAAGCGCAAGCCGCCAAAGAAACCAAAGGACGCGCCGGTGTACTTCCCGTGGCAAGGACCGGTCAAGAAAGGCCCGAGGGAAACTTCGTATCCGTTCGAGTCGACGCCCACGACGCCGCGGCGCACATACTTTCCTCCCACGTATAAAGGGAAGAAGTTGTGAACGAACACATTCGCAGGCTGCTCACCAAACTACAGGCGATGGTCACTCGCGGAGTTATCACGCGAACCGACGACACCGCTGCCACGCAGACGATCCAGGTTGAACTCCGCTTCGATGAAGTCGCGGACATGATCGAACACTTCCAGCCGTTCGGGTTGAGCTTTCGTCCGACTTCAGATTCAGAGGTAATCGTGCTGGCCGTTGGTTCGTCGTCAGACAATCTCGTCGCTCTCACCGCGACGGACCGGTCCATCAGACCAACCGGCATCGAGGAAGAGGGCGAAGGTGGCCTTTATACTCCGAGCGGTTGGAAGGTCTTTTGCAACGCCGACGGCGAAGTCAACTTGGGCGAGAAGGCCGCGGCTGACTTCGTGGCGCTCGCTGCGGACGTGAAGCGCGAACTCGACGCGATCAAGCAGTCGCTAGACACGCACGTCCACTCAGTATCCGTAACCGGCACTGCAACAGCGCAAAGCGGATCAACGACCGCTGTCACGTCGCAGTCCTACACGGCGCAAGCGGTAGCAGCAACGAAAGTGAAGGCGACTTGATGCTCCGCTTGGTTTACAACAACGCGAACATGGAAGCGGACTTCGAGTGCTCGGACACGACCGGCACCGATGTTACGCGCCCGTTAGACACCGCCGTCATCTTGTCGCTGTTCTGCGATGCGCGAGCGGACGTGCACGCGGACATCCCGAAGGAGACTGACCGTCGTGGCTGGTGGGCCGAAGCGTACTTCGAAGCGCCGGACGAATGGGGCTCCGGGCTCTGGCAGGTGTTGACGAAGAAGGCGACGCAGACTGCTCTCGCGTACGCGCAACGGACTTGCGAGCGGTCGCTTCGGTGGCTTATCGTAGACGGAATATGCAAGGACGTGGAAGTGGAAACGTGGTGGATTGAAGGACGTCAAGGTTATCTTGGGATCCTCGTGAAGCTCTACAAGCCGGACGAGACTGCGCCGCAGTACGTCGGGCCTTGGGAAATTTATCATGCCGTGGGTTGAGACGACATTGCAGGAGCGGCGCGATCGCATCCGCGCTGACTTCCTTGCGCGCACTACAACCGGCGATGCGGTCCTTCGGCGTAGCGTCGAGAACGTGTATTCCTATGTGCTCGCCGGAGTGGCGCATGGGCTCGGCGGTTTCGTCTCATGGGGAGCGCGGCAAGTTATCCCGAACGAGGACGCGGACCTGGACTCGATGCTCCGGTGGGCGAACAACTATCTCACCATTCCGCAAGTGCCCGCAGTAGCAGCGCAGGGCTCCGCGACGTTCACTGGAGTGGACACGACCGAGCTTCCCGCGGGCACCGTCGTAACCAACCGCGACGGCGTCTCATTCACGACCGACGCGCTCGGCACAGTATCGGGCGGCTCGGTCACGGTCAGCATCACTGCGGTGGAGGCGGGCGCCGCTGGTAACACGCTGGCTGGCGCTGACATCCTGCTCTCGTCCCCGATCGTCGACATCGACTCGGCGGGCACGACGACGGCCGGGCTTACCGGTGGAGCAGACGAAGAGACGAAGCTCGGCGTGCTCGAACGGTTGCGCCAACGACTCAAAAACCCGCCGCGGGGCGGGGGCACCGGGGACTACGTGGCTTGGGCGCTTGAAATCGGATCTGTCACGCGAGCCTACGAGTTCCCGCAGGAGCCGAGCACCGGGTGGGTGACGGTGATCGTTATCGACGACGTGTCCGGCCCTATCCCCGGAGCGCAAACGATCATCGACGCGCAAGAGAACGTGGACCTGTATCGTCCAATCGCAATGGGCGGCGCGGTTATCGCTGGTCCCACTCCGCAGACGTTGAACTTGACCTGGGACGCGTTGATCGGAGCACCTGGCGACGACCTGCCAACGGCGAAGTCGAAGCTCGAAGCGAACGTAGACGAATGGGTCCAGGCGCAAGCTCCAGAAGCGGTGCTATTCCAGCCGGACATCGAGAACGCCGGGCAAGCGGTCGTACAGTCCGTGTCGCTCACGAGCCCGATCGTGAACCAAGACCCCGGCCAATACGGCTTGTTCACCACAATCAACCACGCGTATACGTAGGAACATCATGGATCGAATCAATCACGCGAGCGCAGAGCAAGACAAGTTTGGAGCCGGCAAGGACGGCTGGACGAATGGCGACCCCGCCGACCCCGGCAGCGGAACGGTACCGCAGGAAGAGTGGCTCGACGGCGTTCAAGAGGAACTCGTCGGACTAATCGAGCAAGCTAGCGACACGCCCACCGACGCGGATTACACGCAGCTCGCCGCGGTGCTGCTCGCGAAGATCGGCGGGTACTACCAAGCCGCGTACGGCGTCAAGTTCGTCGGACTGGATGATTTGGTGCCGTTGCTGTCCGACTACACGACGTTGACCGCTAATCGTAAGGTTCTGTTCACCATCGGTCCGTCGGCGTCGCAGGTCAACGTGTACCGCTCTGACGAGGAAGCAATAGAGTTTGTGTACAACGCGGCATGGGAACATGGTACCGGATGGGTCAGCTCCGGCTCCAACGAAGGCATGATCTCGCTAACTCTTGAGGACGGCAGTGCCGGCCCGTTTGTCAGATTCCACAAGACGCTCGTCAGCAACTCGTTCACTGAGACGTCCACCATCGTCGGCGATGCCGGCCTTGGACTTCCGATCGTTGCCAACGCGCTGTACCCGGCTGCTGCCACGAAAGCCGCCTCTTACGTTCGGTACAATAACTCAACGACCGGTGTTGCCAGCGGATACGTGCTCAACGTCTCGGGCGGCACATCGTCAAGCTCGATCTTGACCGTCTCTTTTGGCACGCCATTCGCGGACACGAACTACGCGGTCCAGGTCACCAGCGCGAACATTTCAACATTTCACCAGTACACCGGGAGCCCGAACACGACTAGCTCGTGCACCGTTATCGCTCGCGACGCCGCAGGGGCGGCGCTGCTCCCGGCGTCGAATGATCTTCAGTTCTTCATCGACGTCAAGGGCGTCCAGTAACGATGCCTGCCGAGTCTCTGGTCGAGCGTTACCGCGATCAGATACAGAAGCTCTACCCGCCCGGCGCGGCGATGTCGCGGTAGCTTACGTCGTTCCTGACCGAATGGGCGATGGCGCTGTCCGTCGAGTTCGCTCGGGTTCACGAGCGCGTTGACGATCTATATGCCGAGAGCTGGGCCGGCACTGCCGATGAGCTGTTGCCAGATTGGGAGGAGCTGGTCGGGCTTCCAAACAACTGCACATATCTGTTGACGTCCGACGCGCAACGACAAGCCGCCGTGGTCGCTCGACTCAACACGCCGTACGGTCAGTCGACCGCTGACTTTTTGGCGATCATGTATAACGCCTCCGGCGGCACATACGACGAGCTGGCGATCGAAACGGGCTGGACATTCCGCACCGGGCTGACTGCGATCGGCGGCGTCGCAATGCACTCGGACGAGTGGCTGTCCGGTGTTCGGATGATCTTCCCGCACGGCGCTACGGTGCAAGCGGACGAGATCGTTCAATGCACGCTACGCGAGCACGCGCACGCGCACACCAACATCGACTTTACGATTTGGACCAGCACGGCGATCGACGCGCTCAGCGGACTCCGACACCACTACCTGCCGGACGCATTCGTAAAGGCTGGCGATGCGGTGACGGAGTGGACGAACCGCATCACGTCAGCAAGTTGGGGGCCGGACGTTGGCGGGCCGTACACCAAGCTCGACCACGGTTGGATCGGGCTCGACCCGAACGGCGATACGCTAGCCGGCCTTTATCATTCCGCAGCGGGTTCGGTTGGCGACGACACGCTGTTGATCGAA